TTCTTAGGATCAAGACAAGGTATAAAAAAAGAATACCCCGCCTTGAACATCTTCCAGTTAATCTTGTACTTTATCTGCTCCACTTTCATCTGTTTTCTCAGGAAGAATCATACTTTCAGCGTCGAAAAACTCAGAGTTAGCGCAGTCTAACACTAGACACCGAACCGCCATGCCTGCGTCTAACGCCATACCCTTAGCAAGTTTTTTGTTCTTGGCGTCTTTATATATACCTTTAGCCTTTAGCTCTTTAATTGTATCTTTGTAATCGACTTGGTATTTAACACAGTCTTTTCTGAAGTGTCCTACTTTTATAAACATAAGCTTGGTGTCAGGCTCATACCGTATAGCTAGTTCCCCACGAGGCTCCAGTACGGGTGCGTTAGGCAAATGAGTGCGTAAGTCAGCGCCTTCCTCTACAACAAGAATATTGTTTGTATGCCTGTACACGTAATCCGCAATGGATGCAGCAGCGTTGCTAACTGGCGCTTTAGTGTCTTTACTCATTTGAGCTACTTCTTTAGTCACTACGTCATAAATCCGCATCATGTCCCAGTCCGTCAGCAAGCCAAGGCGGTTTGCTATTAGTCCGGCTGTTATGTTTACAGCTACTTGTGCAGACCAATTACGTTCCCTAGAAGTAAAGTTTAACTCTCTGTCTATACGGGATTGTATTGTTTTCAGGCAGTCATCCGCTTCTTCAAAGTTATTTATAAGATACTGTGCAAAAGGCACGACAGCCAACCCGTAGTTGTTGTTAAGCACGTGGTCAAACATCTCCTTGCCTTCAGCCGTTGAAATAAGCGACTGGTCTGTATAGTCGATCTTAAACTCTAGCAGCCTCATCATCTCCCCGTCGGCTATAGCTTTAGCCGAACTAGCTTTTTCATAAAAGGACGCATTAGAAGAAGTAAGTGTAGGCGTGTTCCAAGTTGTGTTGTTGACCCGAAGTTTATTCTCGTCACGGTCGCCTTTGTCTTTACCTTTACCCTGCGAATAAGCGTAAACAATCTCAGAAAACTCGTCTGCTTTTGTGTTTGTTATCTCATCAACGGTGTTAACAATATTGTTTAGTATCCCCACCTTAGTAATTTTAGCTACTTTGGTGTCGTCTACCGTGCCTAAGAGTTGTTCAGGATGACCACAAACGCTGTTTGCCATGCGTAATATAGTAGTTTTACCCGTACCTGCGTAGCGGTGCACAAAGTTTATCATCGACCCCTTTTGGCCCGTAAACTTCAATAGAAGCGCACCAAACCCAGTTAACGCACCGAAGGCTTGTAGCTCCATACCGGGTTGCCCATACAACTTCCATACTCTTTTCCATTCTTCTAAATCACCTTTAGGTTCAAAGTAAGGGACAAGCGGCCCTGTTATAGAAGATGGTGGGCTGTGGTATACCCCGTCTGCTGTTATTTCCCTATCTCCAACAATGAACTTAGTGTCACCGTCGGCCCAACCAAATTGTCTTCTCATAATATCTGCCTTTTTGTGGCCCTGTAAGGATTTCACAGCACGTATGACGTAGGAAGTGATTCTCTTGAACTGGGCTTCGTCTGCCATAACTCCGTTTGCAGAGAGTACTTTTTTAAGTTCTACTAACTGAGTTATCTTGGCGTTCTGAATAGTGAATTTTTTAATACCATCTTTGGGTGTATGGAAGCGGAACACAGCAACGTCACCATGTGCAGGGTCTTCCATTCTTTTAATTACAAATAAATCATGCTCATAAACAAGCTGAGGTCCTCCTTCGTCATCGTTTGGGTCGAGATAATAGATACCGCCATTCTTGCCCCGTGCGTAATTTTCTGGGAAATGAGGTTTTATGGTATCTAAATCCTCGTGCTCGTCTTCATCCTCTTCAACTTCTTCTTGGGCTTCTATAGGCTCATCATCTTCGGTAGCTTCTACTAGCTCTTTACCTAAATGCGTCGGGTTAGTTATCTTGCCTTTGAATGGGCAGCCTTTGCAGCCTCCGGGGTTTGTGCGTTCAAATACAGCGCAAGAGTGAGGCCCCCCGATATGCTTAACTTTTTCTTCTACTTTGATGCGGTCGTAATCGGGATGGCCCTCAGAAATTTTATGGATTGCTGTGTCACTGTCGTAACAACTAGCGGCAATAGATAGCGCATCGAACCATCTAGGCTCTGCTAACGTGTCTCTATTTACATAACAATCTAAAAGCTGCTGGCACCCGTTGCCTTCCGCGCTTCGCTTCATAATTTTAGCGAAGTTACTTTGGACATTTTCTTGTAGGTTTCGTGTTAAAAACGAATTCCTACGTTCCGGTCTGCTGTCCAAGATTATTGTTTCTTTCACCCCCAAAATATCTTTCAGCTCGTCAAAGCTAACTTCGGAAGCTACTCGTAGTACAGTTACGGGCTTAGGTGGATCATCTTTATAATTAAGGGTGCCCGGCACTCTAAGTATGCGCGCCTCCTCAAATACAACAGGGTCTACATGAAACTCTTGTTTTTCGCAAAGCTGACGTAGCCTTAAGGCTACTGGTTTCCATTCCTCACGCGTTACTTCGCGGTCAAAGACCCAGTACACGTGCAATCCGCGCCCCGAGTTGACTATCGTGGGGGCAGGTAAACCTACAGTCTCACAAAACTCCTTTAACTTTTTAGCCCCAGTTTCTTGGTCTATATAGCCGTCAGGACGTCCTGTAGTTGCGTTTACTTCAGCTTTCTTTTCACCGCAGTCAATGTCTAACCATAAAGCTTTAAGCGCCTGCACGTTTGTTTGTGTGCGCCCCTCGCTCGGGTCTTTAAACTTTGCTACAGCAAAATAAACATCTCGTTCCTGCTTAAGGTAGGAGTCTATTAGCCCCTGTGCTTTTTCCCTAGTAGGTACAAGTTTAGTTTCTGGGTAGCCCTCTGACCGTAACCCTACTACACAGAAGTACCCATGTTCAGGTAATACGTGCTCAAGTAAGTCAAAGGCTTCCATAATCTAACGCTCTAGTTTTATTATAAATTTTTCTATACGCGCAGCCGCGTGTACGCTAGGTTTTGTTCTTCCTGCGAACCAGCCATACACACTTTGACGACTGACGCCCAGACTTTCAGCTACTTCCGCCACAGGTACACCATGTTTGATGCAGATGCGGCCTAGTTTTACGCCTAGAGAACGAGCACTTGCAGCCTTATTGAGTGAGACTAAATTTAAAGTATAGCCGTAGCTCATTAGGTGTCTACACTCCATGCGTCAATTACAGAAGCTAAAGAATCAGAAGTATCTTTTTCCGTAGGTGTTTCTTTTTTACTTGAACGTTTTACTGGTTCTTTAATTACTGGTTCTTCTTCTTCTGGTTCTTCAGAGCGAGTTACCTTCGGCTTCGGAGCTTCTATTTTAGGGGTTGCAGTAACTCCATCCGCTTGGGCTACAGTAATTTTTGTATACGCCGTAGCTTCGGGAGATGTCTGCACTGCACTAACCGCGTCGTATTCTTCGTCAGTAAGAGAGCGCACTGGAGTGAAAAGGAGTTCCATAGACTCTGCGCCTAAGTCATAACTAATCTTAGTTACCACTGTATCTGGGGCTTCACGATTGCTAAACAAAAACTTTACGTAGCTTTCAAAAGGATGCTCGTTCCCTGAACCTTTACCAAACAAAGACTTAGCAGGGATATTAAACTGGTACAGATCGCCCGATGTGTCTCCCGCTAGCATAATAGCTATACGGCGTTGGAACCTACACGCTTTACCGCCGTTATCGCCAGAACCTTTTATGTTCATAGCGCAGTCTGCACAGTTGCTATGCTGTTTATCAACCGCCCCTTCTTCTGGCTTATCGCCCTCGTTAGACCAACAGTTAGGGAGAGTAGCGTCTTTGCTAGGGTCAAATTTATCTTTGTAGTATATGCGTGAGACTTTAGGCAGCATATTAATAATGATAGCTTCAAACTCGTCACGAATAGGCTCACCTACTTGCTCACCGTTAATGATCTTCCTAAAAAAGCCTTTGTTACTTGTTTGTATGCGGCGGCTATATATCGTAGAACTAGCTTTTAGTTTCTCTCCCAGCGCACTAGTGCGGCGTGTCGATACGCCTGTTTGGTTTTGAAAAATAGATACGTCGTTACTCATTGTCATCTCCTACTTTAGGTTTAGGTTTTCTTACACTAATTACGTACTGCTTTTTAGACTGCAAGCCCATCGGTACAGCGTCAGGGTTATCTGCTAAAAATTCTTTCATATTTCCGTTATGAATACGCTTTTCCAAAAGGTGATAAGCGTCGTTATCTTTTACAAAGTTGTAGAAGCTGTCCCAATCACTAGTCCAGTAACTGGAGTTAAGCCTACGACTTATCGTTCCGTTGGTAGTAGCTAAACTGTTTACATCTTGGTCACTGCAAAGCTCTAGCATCTTGTCTGTTACCATAGTTTGCTGATGCTTTATGGCTTTGACTTTATCTTCTAATTCGCGTATTTGGGCGCGCATCTTTATGTAAATGTCCGCTAGTTGGGACGCATTGTAGGTGTCCATCGAATCCTCCTTTTGCTTGTGGGGAGGATCAGTTTACATCTTCTGTTTACATTGTCAATCGTTTATTTCTTGTTTGTATAAATCGACTATTTTATTGTGGTTATCAATGTTGGAGCGCAACATCTTGTACAGGCGTGCTTCTACTTCGCTGCCTGTTACATGCACAATAGTCATCGGGTTGTGCTGACCGGGGCGGTCTATACGAGCGTTAGCTTGCAGGTAGGTTTCTACGCTAGTAACGGGGGCGTACCAAATAATTGTATTGGCGGCTGTTAAAGTCAAACCATGAGAAGCAGCTTGAGG